TTGCCCAGATTACGGATGTGGACTTCCCCGGCGCCGGATCGGTCGGCTACCTCGACGGGTACTTTGTATTTAACGAGCCAGACTCGCAGAAGATTTGGGTCACCAACCTGCTCGACGGAACTTCCGTAGATCCGCTGGACTTTGCCAGCGCGGAAGGTTACCCTGACGATGTAATCGCGCTGTTCGTAGACCACCGCGAAAACTTTCTGTTTGGCACTACCAGCGTTGAGGTCTGGTATGACGCGGGAACGCCGGACTTCCCCTTGGCGCGGATTCAAGGCGCGTTCATGGAAGTGGGCTGCGAAGCTGCTTACTCCGTTGCAAAGCTCGACAACAGCGTGTTCTGGCTGGGGTCGGATGCTAGAGGCCGAGGGATTGTCTATCGGGCTAACGGCTACACGCCAGCGCGGGTATCAACCAACGCAGTGGAATATGCTATTCAAAGCTACGGCAGCATTTCTGACGCAATTGGCTACACATACCAGCAAGACGGGCATCCGTTCTATGTGCTGATCTTCCCGTCAGCCGAAGCGACATGGGTATACGACGTGTCTACCCAGTTGTGGCACGAACGTGCTGGGTTTGAAAGCGGGCAATTTACAAGGCACCGTAGCAACTGCCAAACGTCATTCAACGCCGAGATTGTGGTTGGGGACTATGAGGATGGACGACTGTACGCATTTGACCTAGATGTCTACGCCGACGATGACCAGATCCAAAAGTGGCTGCGGTCGTGGCGGGCGCTGGCTACGGGGCAGAACAACCTCAAGCGCACCGCGCACCACAGCTTGCAACTGGACGCCGAAACGGGGGTCGGGCTAAACGCCTACCCTGCCTACGATGCCGAAGACCTCGCCACCGAGTCCGGCAACATTATCGTGGCTGAATTTGTGCAGGGTTATTTGATTACGCAAGCCAGCGACCAGCTCGTTACTGAGGCTGGCGACGGTAACGAGCCGCTGGTAACGCAAGTGCAACCCGCCGAAGACTACAACGGCTATGCGCTGGAAACGGAAGCCTACACCGCTGCGCCGGGTTACGATCCGCAAGTCATGCTGCGCTGGTCGGATGACGCGGGGCATACTTGGTCGAACGAACACTGGCGGTCAATGGGCAAGCTCGGGGCGTATGGCACGAGAACTATCTGGCGGCGGTTGGGCATGACCGAGAAGATCCGCGACAGGGTGTATGAAGTGTCGGGGACAGACCCTGTAAAGATCGCCATCATGGGCGCTGAACTGTTTGTTACGCCAACCAATGCCTAACCTCAACATCACCAACATCCCCGCGCCTCGGGTGCCGTTCATTGACGAACGCACCGGCCTGATGGCGCGGGAATGGTATCGGTTCTTTCTTAATCTTTTCGTCCTCACCGGCAGCGGCAACAACCCCATCACGCTTGAGGAGTTGCAGCTTGGGCCACCCAATCAGCCCGACCTGACCGAGTTGTTGATTCAGATCAATCAGAACATTGCCCCGCAATACGAGGATCAATCGGGCGACTTCCTAGCCACGCTTGACACCGCGCAGCTCATGTCGATGATGTCGCGGTTTGAGAACGCTGAAGCCGCCATCCAAGGCGCGTACCTCCAGCCGGTTGTGCAGACCGGCACCATCGCCAACTACAACCTTGACGGTAGCCCAACGGCAGGCGGCATAGCCTACGGCACCGGCCCCGCGCTGGCGGTGAGCGCGGCAGGTACATTGGGCCAGGTGCTGACCAGTGGCGGTGCTGGAGCGCCAACATGGGCGACTGATGGGGGCGGCACCGTCACCAGTGTGGCTGCGCTAACCCTCGGCACCACCGGCACCGACCTTTCCAGCACTGTGGCAAACCCAACTACAACGCCGGTCATTACACTGCAAGTTCCAACCGCGTCTGCGGCTAATCGCGGGGCTTTGAGCGCCGCCGATTGGACGACCTTTAACAACAAAGGCTCAGGCACCGTGACCAGTGTGACCGGCACTGCGCCAGTAGTCAGCTCGGGCGGCACTACGCCAGCGATCTCGATGGCGGCTGCAACAACGAGCGTTAATGGCTACCTGACCAGCACCGACTGGAATACGTTTAACGGCAAGGGCAGCGGGTCGGTCACCAGTGTCGCGCAGTCTTTTACTGGTGGCTTGATATCGGTTGCGGGTTCACCGATCACCAGCTCTGGCACGTTGGCACTGACGGTGGCTGGCACCAGCGGCGGCATCCCCTACTTCTCCAGCACGTCCACCTGGGCATCCTCGGCAGCACTTGCGGCTGGCTCGTTGGTTCTCGGCGGTGGGGCTGGCGTGACTCCAGCCACCACCACAACTGGAACGGGCGTTGTCACTGCGCTCGGGGTCAATACCGGAACGGCAGGCGCGTTTGTGGTCAACGGTGGGGCGCTTGGCACACCCTCCAGCGGCACGGTCACCAACCTGACCGGCACTGCCAGCATTAATACCAACGGGGCGCATAACGGGACAGTTGGCGCTACAACTGCTAATACCGGAGCGTTCACCACAGGAACATTTAGCTCAACCCTCAGTGCTACAGGCACGATTTTGGGCAATGCCGGGATCAGAACTAATGGTGTTGCATCGACTGATCTGGCAGCGTCGATTCAACTGCTGTACGAGTCTAGTTACGGGGTTACAAAAGTTCAAGGCCCAAATGCGGGTACGGTTGGAGCGTGGAGGCTTGCGCTTAGTGCATCTGACAACAGTGGACTTATTTATCCAATCAGCGCTGCGACAAGCGGGGTATCACTTACTAAAGGTCTCCTTGTTAATGCTTCAGGAGCAGTCTTCAACCTCATAGACATTACAGATACGGTTGATGCGTCTGGCGCAACCTTTGTTCAGTTCAGGAATTCTGCTGGTAGCAACATTGGTAATATAAATCGAGTTGGGGTTACAAGTGCTGTTGTCTACAACACCACATCAGACTACCGCTTAAAGAACAATCAAGCCCCCCTTACGGGTTCTGGTGCGTTCATTGATGCTCTCCAGCCTAAAACGTGGGAGTGGACAGAATCTGGTATTAAAGCCGCAGGTTTTATTGCACACGAATTTGCCGAAGTATCACCGTCCTCTGTGTCCGGTGAAAAAGATGGAACTGAGGAAGAAGAGTACGAAGTATCGCCAGCAATTGACGCAACCATTGATGAAGATGGCAACGAGCTAACGCCGGCAGTTGCAGCAGTAAAAGCCACCCGCACTGTTCCTTTGTATCAAGGTATGCAAGCCTCCTCATCGGAAGTTATTGCAAACCTCGTTGCGGAAATTCAACTGCTTCGTAAACGCGTAGCAGCACTAGAAGCTGTTTAACATCTTAAAAGAGATCAGTTATGGCCCTGACCAAAGTAACGTACTCCATGATCGACTCGGCCCCGTACAACGTCAAAGATTACGGCGCTACGGGTGACGGGGCAACAGACGACACGGCTGCTATACAAGCCGCCATAAATGCAGCTGCGAGTAATGGCCCAGTGTGGATTCCCGAGGGAACCTACATGGTGAATGCCCACACGATTCAGTCGGGGCAAGTAAAGGCTGGCGTGTATGTCCCAAGCAACTCACGCATCGTGATGGACACCAATGCCACGCTAAAAGCCATTGCAAATTCGGAAGATCTTTACAACGTGCTTTTGGTCTACAACGTATCCAACGTGACCATCGAGAATGGAACATTGCAGGGTGATCGCGCTACGCATCCGATTACTGCCAACTTTAACGGTATCGGTCTGCGTATTCAAGGCGCAACCGACGTGAATGTTTACGGCCTAACCAGCAAGGACATGTACACCGACGGGTTTGCGGTTGTCTACGATGACTTGAATTCACCCTATCCAGAGTGCGAAAACATCAACTTTTTTAATTGCACTGCGGATAACAACTACCGCAACGGCGCGTCGATTATCGGGTGCATTGGCGGGTCTATTATTGGTGGTCGGTACGTCAACTCCAACGGCACAGCGCCTCAAGATGGAATTGATATCGAGCCAAACCCAAACAATGGCTCGGGTGGCCCATCCACAGTAAGTAACTTTGTCGTTCGGGATGTTCGCGCCTTTGGGAACGCTGCCTCTGGCATCGAGGTCTATGGCGCTGGCACTGTTGAATATGTCGATGTGGTTGGGAACCAGTGCTACTCAAACACCACAAATGGCATTAGTTACAGAAACGCCACGCTAGGGTCTGTTGACGGGAACACCGTCTATAGCAATACAACGCAGGGCATAAACATAACCTCGACGACACAATCAACTGTTAACAACAACATCGTCTATTTGAACGGCGATAACGGTATTGTTGTCCAGAACCCAAACAACCAAGGAACTGAAGGCTTGGTGATTGATGGAAACATCGTGTCGTATAACGGGTTGGGCATTCTGATTACAGGTTTAACCTATTCGGTATCAAATTGTGTTGTCAGCAATAACTATGTTTTGGCGTCTAACGCAGACGGGATAAACATCAACTACGCGACGAACATCCGCGTAGATAGCAACGTCGTTGCAAATAGCAGTCAAACAACCGACGCAGTATCCAACAACATTGCCGTAAATAACTCTACCTACGTCAACGTCACCAACAACACTATTAGGCATGGCGGCGGGGCAAAACAACCGGCGTATGGTGTGCTGGTTGCCGCATCAAACACCGGGTGTTTCGTACTGAACAATGACCTCACAACTTCAGGACGAACTGCCAGTTTAAGCATCCTCGCTACTGACACCGTGGTGTACGGGCCAAAACAAAACAGCGCAGCGGCAGCGTTTCAAGTCATATCAACCACACAGGGACTTGGCGCACCAGCAATGACCACGACGCAGAAGAACGCAATTGGGTCGCCAATAGCCGGTTTGATTGTGTTGGACACCACGCTGTCTAAACTTTGCATCTACACTGGCGCTGCGTGGCAGACTGTCACCTCTACCTAATAAGGAACTTGCAATGAGTAACGTAAATCTTTCCGCATTTGGTGGCGTTGGCTGGCAGTTCTTTGACAACAACGGGAGTCCTTTGTCTGGCGGGCTAATCTACACCTACGCCGCCGGGACGACCACGCCGCAAGCAACTTACACGACCAGCGCGGGTACGGTAGCTCACACCAATCCGATTGTGCTGAACTCGGCAGGTCGGGTGCCTGGGGGGCAGATCTGGTTGCTGTTTGCCAGCTACAAGTTTGTCCTGCAAACCTCGGCAGCGGTGTTGATTGCTACCTACGACAACATCACCAGCGGTGGTGGTGGTGTACCTGTTATTTCAAACTTTACCGGCGATGGCGCCACGGTTAGTTTTAACTTGGGCAACGCAACCAACGAAAACACTACAAACGTCTACATCAACGGCGTTTACCAGCAAAAGAATACCTACTCGCTTAGCGGGTCAAATCTGGTGTTTTCCACGGCGCCGCCGACAACATCTTCAATTGAAGTCAGCTTTACTTAACCGGAGCCAACCATGACCGTCACCGTAAAAGTGCTGATTCCGGCCAAGACCGCTGAGAACAGTCAGACCACGCAATACACCGCGACCAACGTCACCACGATCATCGACAAGTTCACGGCGACCAACTTCAGCGCAACGGCGGCAACGCTCAGTGTGAATCTGGTTACGGCAGCAGACACGGCTGGCAATCAGAACCTGATTACCAAGACCAAGACGATTGCCGCCAGCGAGGTCTACACGTTCCCCGAGATTGTGGGCCAGGTGCTGATGGCGAGCGGGTTTATCTCGACCATCGCTGGAACGGCCACGGCCATTAACATTCGGGCCAGCGGGCGGGAAGTGTCGTGAGTTTCATAACCCCCGAGGTTACGCATCACTTTGGCGGTGGAATCTACGCCAAGGAAACGATCATCTCGGAGGGGAAATGGTTGGTTCAGCACGCGCACAAGTTTGACCACTTGTCGATCTTGGCGCAGGGATCTGTTGAGCTGATAACGGATGCGGGCACCGAGGTCATTAAGGCGCCCGCGTGCATTACGATCAAGGCCGGCCAGCACCACGGCGTGCGGTCTTTGACCGATGTGGTGTGGTTTTGCATCCACGCCACGGACTGTACAGATGAAGATATGATAGATACCGTAATCATTGCACCCGCTGTCGCGCATCAAGTAAGAACTATCGCGCAGACGCTGCGTAAGGAGAACTGATATGCCTTGGATAATTGGTGGGTCCATGCTTCTTGGGGGCTACCTTGCCTCAGAATCCTCGTCTGACGCCGCCGAGACTGCCGCCCGCGCATCAGGGCAAGCCTCCGACGCTTCTGTTGCCGAACAGCGCCGGCAGTACGACCTTAGCCGCGCCGACCAAGCGCCGTTCCTCACCGCTGGCACGGGCGCAATCAATCGGTTGGCGCCGGGCGTAGGGTACGGTGGCGAGTTTGGCTCCGCTATGCCGTTTGATTTTCAATACAGTGAAGACCCCGGCGCGGGGTTTCGCCTAGCTGAAGGTGTAAAGGCGATTGACCGAAGCGCCGCCGCTCGAGGGGGACTCTTGTCTGGGGCGACGTTGAAAGGCGTGCAGCGTTACGGGCAGGATTTGGGTAGCCAAGAGTACGGCAATGCTTTTAACCGGTATGTAACCCGTTTTAACGCTCAAACGGGTGAGCGTAACCAACTCTACAATCGGTTAGCCGGTGTTGCTGGAACGGGTCAAACGGCAACTAATCAGATCGGCGCGCAAGGCGCAAACATGGCAGGTAACATTGGCAACGCCTACATGACCAGCGCGGCCAACCAAGGCAACGCAGCGATGGCTGCAGCGGGCCAGCGTCAGTCTGCTTTTGGTGGCACGGCCAACATGCTGGGCCGGATATACGGGCCACAACTTGCAAGGGGCTACGGGTACACGCCGCCAACAGGTTCGTCTATGGGATTTGGTAGCTTTGATGATCCTTACGCAAACATAGGGTAGAACATATCATGGCTGAACTTAATTTTGGACTGCTAAACCCACCTGGCTCGCAAAGCATCGGCAACGCGTTTGTCACCGGCATGGATCAGGCGCAAGAGGCGCGCGCGCGGGATCTGCAAATGCAGCAATCCATGCGGCAGGGCGAAGTCTCGCAGATGCAACTCCAGAAGATGCAGCGCGACGCAACGGTCTTGGCTGAATTTAGCCGCAAAGTGTCAGCTATGGGTGGGCCGTCAGACCCGGTTGAAATAGCAAAAGCCTATCTCGCGCACCCAGACATTGAGATGCAAAAGCTGGGCGCGGGGCTGATGCAAAAAGCGCAGACTGTTGCCGCGTATGAGAAGGCAAACCCACCCGGTGTCAACGCATTGTCCACCGCGCCCGCTATGGCGCCCTCGGCAGGCGCACCAATGGGCGCGGCAGCAGCCCCCGGCACGGCGCCGTCTAACGCATTGGCTGCTACCGGTCAGGCTATGCCCTCCTCGGCTAACGCTTTGGTTGCACCTACTGCCGCAACGCCGATGACGGCCGAAAGACGAATTGCCCAAATACAAACTGAGCTACGACAGCTTGCACCGTATATAGGCCCGAATGGTGCGCCTAACGCAATTCAAAGATCCGCGCTGTTGACAAGAGAACAAGACGAGCTTATGAAGTCGCATACGGTTGCGCCGGGTGGCACGTTAGTTCGGGCGGGCCTGCCCGATTTCAACGCGCCCGCTGCCAAGTCTGAGTTTGAAACGCTGTTGGCTAACTCAAGATTGTCAGCGGCAGAACAGACGGCAGCGCGGCAGGCCAAGGTCGGAAAAGAATCTACAACCTCTTACGAGTATCTGACTACGCTCGACAGGCTTGGAAAAACTACAGACCCAACCGAGCGTGAGTTTTTGAAAGGTAGACTTGTACAATTGTCTACGCACGCGCTGCCTACACAACTTAAAGTCAACACGTTTGTGCCGGCAAGCGAAGAAGCGCAAAAAGAATTTATGAAGGACACACGGGCAACCTACGGCGCGCTTAAACAAAGCCCCGCCATGTTTGCGAACATAGAAGCAGCGAAAAAGTTAATTCCTGCTGCCAGCGTTTTTATGGGGACTGGCGGCGAGGGAATGAAAGCCGCAGCTTCTTTTTTGAATAATAGA